GAAAAAAACATTACGATTCAAGCACCCGTATATTTTGTTGATCGTAAGAAGGAGTGTTGGTAATGATTACTGTTGTAGAAGTAATTTGGCATGACGCACATGCAGATACATCTAACTGGATTGAACTAGATGAAATTGACAGTGATCCATGTGTTGTCACTTCTATCGGTATTTTGTTGCCTGATGCAAAACCTAATCACATTGTTTTAACACAGTCACAAAATAGTTTTAATCAAATTGATTGTGTGCTTTCTATCCCTGTTGGCATGGTTCAAAGTATGAGGGCGATCACTCTTTGTTAGTGGACTCAACAGAGTTTGATCTGTAGTGTTTTTGTGTTGCGCTATGTTCTCCTTCTCCGTAGCGCAATGATGGATTGAGCAGCCCTGTTACTGATCTAATGGGGCTGCTCTCCATGTTGTTTACAAACAGTCAAATATTTTTTTAATATTTTTTATTCCCGTTCTGGCATTATGTTTGATTGCTTGTTTTTAGATAGTTGGTAATTCAATGGTTTGGCAATCTGCTAAACTATATATATCGGATAAAAAAACCCGATGACCCTGAGGAGGGATTATGACAAAGCAAGTTAGATGGAAGTGTGCAAATTGTAATCATGGATTACTTGCACCAATGAAGCCACGCAAGAACGATGTGCGCAGGTACTGCCTGCCGTGTTCTGCTAAGACAGGAAAACTTGTTGAGCGCATTTCACCAACATTAGAAAAGCAGCGTGCAACTAAAACAGTGCAGCGCAAAGTAAAGACACAGAAAAAGAATGCGAAGATCAGCGTAAGCAAAAAGGTAAGCCGTGAGAAAGTATCAGCAGTAAACAAGAGACAAGCAATGATAGAGAAAGAAGGTGAGCGCATCTGGAAGTTGATGGGAGCTTGGCACAAGGGCAAGGCGATGCCAAGGATACAAATCAAAGATGCACGCAATGAGCGTGGACACGGCTGGTCAAATTGTCGCAACCTCATTCAAGTCAATATCAGACCGAAGCAAACAGAACGAGGAAGCAAGTGGGCTTGGTATGTGTTAGCACATGAACTTGCGCATTGCGCTTGCCCACCGATTTACAAGGAAGGTGCAACAGACATGGATTTCAAAACAGATGTGCATCATAAAGAGTTTTACAAAGCGTTGAAGCACGCTTGCGAGAAGCGTTGGAAGGTGTCTGTGTCATTCGCTGAAGTGCGTGGTCAGCAATATGGTTACGCAGTTGATCACCTCATTGAGGCACAGGTGTTGAAAGCAGTGGAGTTCAGGGTTGCGAGTATTCGCTAGAACCCTGAATGGTATGGGGAAACAAAAGACTTTACATTTGGTTGTGGTCGCTGTATGATTAAGTTACGAAGTTAAACAACACCCTGAGGAGGGAAACATGAAAGCAATAAAAGAGCAATACATTATTCAAGCCAAGTCATCACGAGATGGTACAAGTAGAAAACAAAAATTCATTCAGCGTTACCAAAGCAAATCAATTCCCCAGCGACTTGTTCGCACTAATTTTAATTACAATGCACGGGGATTTAAAACTTATGATGATGCACAAGAGTTCCTAAATGAGATTAATAAAACTGGTGGATTTTTCTTACTTGATTTTACAATTATTAAATTGGAGGTGAAGTAATGAACGCTATAGATCAAGTTGCAGAAGCAATCGCAACATACGGCAGACCACTATGGGTTGCTCATATTCCTAAACGAATTAGAGATGCTGTACCAGTTGAAACCCTGCGTGAACTTGTAAGCAACGCAAAGTGGAGTACGGAGAGTGCAGCGAAGCGTGAAGGTTGGGGTGATCTTATGGTGTATTGCCGTGAGAATGTTTATGAGTCTGTAACAGTCAACGATCTAACAGAGGCGTGTGGTCTTTCTATCCCTACGATCCGAAAGTTCATTACAGATCGCCCAGATATTTTTAGAAAGATACAGCGTGGACTCTGGGAGATTCGTGACCCCGAATCAGATCGCAAGTTAAGCAAGTAACCCTGTTACACCCCTAAGTAATAATTTAGATCAGACAACAACAAAGAAAGAAGGAACAGATGAAGGTACTAGCAAAAGAGAAACACGGCAGCAAAGATTGGTTGCTTGCACGCTGGAAGGATGAGAACGGTAACTGCGTGTTTGGTGCATCGGACATACCTACGCTGATGGGTGCAAGTCCGTACAAGACTCGTGGAGAGTTGTTTGCAGACAAACTTAATGAACCAGTAGAGCAACCATCAAACGCAGTATTTGATCGTGGCAACATTCTGGAATCGCCATTAATCATTAACGCATCAAACAAGTTAGGCAAAGAAATCTTTACACCCGAAGTCATCTATCGTGACGGGCGTTTGTCAATAAGTCTTGACGGTGTAGATAACGAACAGAAACCAACCGTAGTTGTAGAAGCAAAGACAACGACTCGTTACAGTGTTTATGATTCTGGTGATCTGCCTGATGAATGGTTGTGGCAAGGTTGGGCGCAGCAAGCCGTGCTTAATGTTCCTGTTTGGTTCTCGGTGCTTGATCGTGATATGCGTTTAAGTGTTGTTGAGTTGCCTGAAAATCCGTTGGCTGTTGATAGTTTAATTTTAGAGTCAGAGATTTTCGGTGAATGGGTTGATACGAACACGCCACCATTAGACGAGATTAACAACTTCAGCGCAGATGACATCGCACGCATATTTAAAGTGCAACCGAGAAGTATTGAATTGCCGAGTAGCGCAATATATTTGATACAACAGTTAGAGGAAGCCCGTGCATTAGCAAAGCAGGCTGCTGAATCGGAAGCAGAAGCAAAAGATGCTTTAGCGCAAATCCTTTTAGGTAACGATGTCGGTACTTATTTAGGCATACAGTTAATTTCTTGGAAGCAACAGGCAGGAAAAGAATCACTTGATACTGCACGATTGAAACAAGAAAATCCAGAGTTAGTTAAGCAATACATTAAACAAGGAAACCCATATCGTGTAATGAGAACACACGGAAAGAAGGCAAAGTAATGAGTGAGGAACTAGAAACACAAATGCTAAAAGCAGTATTGGAACAGTACGCAATACCTGATCCAAAGATTGTTGGCACAATTCCACGCAACGGAATTAATCTGGCTTATGTGAGTCACGCAGACATCACAAAAATCTTAATTGAGATTGACCCAAACTGGAACTGGCAGCCTGCTGCTTGGGATAACGGCAGACCAGCGATTCATGTTGAGAACGGCACAGCAACAATGTGGGCGAACCTTACACTGCTCGGAAAAACTTTGTTGGGTGTTGGTTCGGTGCGAGCCGACAAACAAGACTTGGACAAAGAATTGATTGGAGACTTTTTGCGCAACGCCAGTATGCGTTTCGGAATTGCACTTAGTCTTTGGTCTAAACAAGATTGGTCGGACAACACAACAATCGTGCGCACGGATGAAGTCAAGCGTTCAATACAAAACCATCCAGCGTCACAACCTGCCGAGCGTGAAATCACACCTGCTGAAGTAGCAGAAATCTTTGGTGGTGCAGTTGTAACAGAGGCAGTAATCACACCGATTAAAGCAGCCGTAACGGGTGGAACTATCAGCGATAAGCAAAAGGGTTTGATCAGCAAACTTGCTAAAGAAAAAGTTGATGGAGATGTAACACCAATCTTGAAACAGCACTTTAAGAAATCATCAGTGAACGAACTGACAACCAAAGAAGGTTCTGCACTCATCAAACTTTTGATGGAAGCAACAGTTGGTAAACCAGTTGTTCTGCCTGATGAGGAAGCCTTTTGAGGCGAGATCATTGGCGTGAAGATGCGTTGTGTTTAGGGTTGGACTCTAGGGTGTTTTTTCCTGAATACAACGCATTTGAGTCTCGTTGGGATGAAGCAAAAACAATTTGTTTGTTATGTCCTGTACGCCAACAATGTTTAGATTTAGTGATCGGTTTAGATGAGGATTGTGATCGTTGGGGTGTGTTTGGTGGTATGACACCAGCACAACGCAGAGTTCACCGTGACGAATTAAGACAAAGGAGATAAGAATGAGTAGGTACAACAGTAATTGGGGAAGTCATGATCAGTTACAGGATTTACGAAAACAAAATATGGTGTTACTTAGAGAGATTGATAAATGGCGTGGCTTAGCAACAATGATGAGTCACTTTGATATTTGTATTAAAGCAAGAATCAGTTGCAATATTTGTGCAGAAGCACGCCAAGCGTATGTGGAGGCATTAACAAAATGAGTGAGCAAATTAAATTGGAACGCACCGAAAGTGGTGGGATGATTACATATATCCCTACGGGTCGTGTCTCATACACGATTGACGAATACAAAAATATGGAATTAGATCGTGATAACTGGAAACGCATTGCGATTGATCTTGTGGAAGCAAACTATGAACAGGATGCACGGCAGATGAATAAAGCGATTGCAAACTTTGAGGGATACAACTGGTCTGCAAATGGATGAGCGCAAAGGTGAATGTCAAGGCAATCAAGAGAAATGCAATCTTACTGGATGCCCTAAGTTCGGTGCGCTTGGCAGACCTGCCCGTGATGGTTTGCGCCGTGTAAAGGGCTGCAGCGATCCTACGGCTAGAGGTAAGCGCAACCGTTCTAAGGGCGATAGCAAGGCTCGTATCGCACGAAAGAAGTTAGGCTTGGCTGCTACAGGGAACGCTGGCACACGCCACGAGGAGCATTGGGGAGGGATATTTAGAGTTGAGGTGAAGGCTGGCGCACAGATCAATGCGATCTGGACACGCTTCCGTGACGCACGGCTGCAATCTAACGCTTCTAAATCGCTAGGCGATATTAGACCGTTCGCAATGATCGCTATGCCTGACGGAACATCAGAAGGAATAGTTTTAATGTCTCTGGATGAGTTCGCAGAGTTGTGTGCGTTGCTATGAAGTTTGATTACAAGGCATCGTTTTATCTTGGTGGTAAATACGCAGAAATAGTTGCTGAAAGATTACGCAGTGATGGTATTGATTGTTATGCGCCACCAATAAAGTTTGCACGCAACAATGAGGAGCGTGATTACATGACTAAATATGAAACCGATATTGTATTAACAAAGTTAGAGGATTGTTTAGAAGTTAAATCATCATCACGATATTTTACTGACGATCTACAAAGTTATCCGTATGACACTTTATTTGTTGATACGGTTTCGGGTTTTGATGCAAAAGTTTTTAAGCCTTTAGCGTATGTTTTTGTTTCTCAAAAAGGTAACGGCGTTTTGTGTTTGTCACCGAAAACAAAACATTGTTGGAAAGTTGTTGAGGCACACGACTCTGTTCGCAATATCACCGATACTTTTTATAGTGTTTCCAAAGAGATGCTTCAACCGTATTCTTTGCTGCTAGGTTCACTACAAAAGTTGCAGAGGAGGGTTGCAGATGACACCGATTCAGATTGATTCAATGATTGACAAGATATGTGGAATGTATCCAACGACACCTGTGCCTCGTAACGGTATGAAAGCCTTGTGGCGTGAGGATGCGCTACTGCTTTCCATTGATGTAAAGCAAGGCAGAGAATTAATGGGGCTTATAGAGAAACATAATGCGATTCCATCGCTACCAGAGATTAAAAGTATGGTGAGAACTCTTTTAAAAGAAGTTCTTGAGAGTTCTTTACCGTGCGAGATTTGTAATGGTACTGGTTGGGATGACGGGGAAAGAATTGTAGATGGTGTTGTTGTACACGGGCGTTTTATGGATATTGATGTTCGTGGGAATGTTTGCACAACAGTTACAAGGTGTGAATGTTTGAAATAAAAGTTTAACAATCGGCTAGTTGCATAGACCTAAACCTGTCGCAAGGTAGTTGGATGACCTGTGGTAACACAGTTAGATCACCATGCGCTTAATCATGCAACACGAAATGATTTACGCAAGATGGTGAGGCGCAGCGTAATAAAATAAATAGGGTGTTGGAGTGTGGCATACCAACGGGGGGCATTACATCTCTGCCTTTGCTTTGGTGTTTAAGTTTGTTGTGAACATAAAATATATATTTTGTATGTGCTTTAAGGTGCAGGTGTTAGAGTAAAAGCACACGCCGAAGTAGGCGAACGAGGCTCAGAGCCAATCCAAGTTCCATGAGAAGGACTTACGATGAACGGAGTAATTATGAAAAAGATTTTTGTTTGTATTGTGGCATTAAGTTTAGGGTTCACAAATGTTTCGGCTGTTGATGCGAAGCGTTTACCCAAAGTGAATTGTATGAATGTGTGGAAACTTACAACGGAGGCTGGTTGGAGTAACGCTGATGTGCGTATGGCTGATCGGATTGCGTTTCGTGAGTCACGCTGTAATAAGTTGGCGCACAACAAACTTGATCCTGTAACTGTTAAAGGTGTTAAGGGTTCGCTTGGTTTGTTTCAGATCAATTTGTTTTGGCTTTCCAAAACGACTTCATATCCGAAAGGTTTTTTGCAAACTGTTATGAAGCGTGATCTTGTTCCAGCAGATTTGTTTGTTCCTGAAATTAATGTTGCTGCTGCAGAGGCGATTATCAAATACAATCGGGCTAATGGTGGCTGTGGTTGGCAAGCGTGGAATGGCTGTTCAATTTAATATTTTTTAAATAAAGTTTTAAGAAAGTTATGAAATCCGTATTGGCACTGGGTTTTATCAAGTTTAAAGGTTGGCAAGTTTGCTGCAAATAGGTAATACTTGATTTATCAAGGAAAGCCCTGAGGAGGGAAATTATGAAAACAGCAGCATTTAAGAAGCCAACAAAAGTTGGGATAGCACGCACACTTAACGATGCAAGATGCACGAAGGCAGGTTGGAACGCATCCAGCATGGTTCGTGGATATGGATCACCAACTTCAGGTTGGGTTTCTACACAGTTAGAAAACGGTGACTTCAAAATTGAATACAAAGTATCAATGGGAACTTACAACGGTGTAGAAAATATTGGTTTGACTGACGAGGAAAGAATGGAACGCCACGAACTTTGCACAAAAAAGTTCGTTGGTCAATTAGAGAATTACACCAAAGCATTGATTGCAAAAGGTTACAACGCATACGCTTTTACAAAAATGGTTGATTCAAAGATTCCTTCTGGAGATTTTAGCAACAGAACCTATAAGCCTTGCCAAGATGTTGAAGGTTTCGTAACAGTAAAAAACGAGGAGACAAAATGACACTGATTGCAGCAAAAGAGTGGAACAAAATGTTTTACGAAAACGGACAGAAATACCGAATACAAGTCAGAGCAGAGTTAGTGCATCGTGACGGAAACAGCAACGCATACTTCGCTATCGGTGGAGACATTTACCGACACGCTAAGAACGGCAGAAAAGTTTGGGAGATGGGTGGTTGTATTCACGAGGAGATCGTTAAACACTTCCCACAACTTCAACCACTCGTTAATATTCACTTGGCAGACGAGGAAGGAGTGCCGATGCACGCATACGCAAACGCTGCGTATTGGGCAGGACACGAAGGAAAAGAAAAAGACAGCGACACGCTTGCTAA